AGAAGAAATGCGTCCTCGTAAAATTTCAATAGGAAAAAACGAGGAAAACTCAAATGCAACATATACTAACAAGTCACAACTACTTAACGAAGGCAATTAGTGCTTTATTTGAACTAATCACTGATAGCATTTCTGGCCTACTAGAATCACTTATTAGGGCACGTCAAGTGCAAGCAAATAAAGAGATTTCAGTAATGGTCAGACATGAATATCCAGATATGACTCTAATCGCAATTGAGGATATGTTAAATAGACAAACTATGCGTCTAGATACATTACCGCGAGGCGATTCATAATGATAGCGTTCTTTATAAAGCTTTTTAATAAAGTAAAGCCTAAAAGTGAAACCGATTACCGTGACGAATGGTTTGCTGGTTCTGACAATATTGCTGAACTAGAAAGGCGTATGAAAGTATGGGAGAATTCAAACCTTAAAGGTTGGCAGTGATTCTATACTTTATGATTATGAACTACAAACGGTTACATCAAGTGACTAATTATTATTTGAACAAATATCAAAACTAAAGAATTGGGCAGCGATGCCCTTTTCACAACACACACACAAAAATTATGGAGAAAATTGATGAAAGATTATATTTACGACACTTGGAATAGCGTGATGGATGCAAATATTAATCCATTGAGAAACATCCCTAACTTACAAGTACGACATTTAATCATGCAGGTCCTCGCATGGATGTGGGTGTCTGTATGTTCCCTTTACATGGGCAGCGTTTTGTTCTGGAGTATAAATGCGATTGCACATACTGCGGTACTTGGTGCAATCGTTGTTACAGTAGGAACTTTTGAGACTGCAAAACGTAATCCTAAAGTATTTAAGAGAATTGACGGATATAACGGACGCCAGAATAATGGCGAACATAATTGATAGGAACCCCACATGACAAATAAAAATCCCTTTGAAATCCGCTCTGATATTTTACATCTCGCAAAAGAATATATGGACACTCAACACCAAGTAAATATTCAACTTGCCAGTGATATGTTTGAACAAGGCAAAAATAATATGTATGATGTGCAAGAGGCATATGAAATGTATCCTATCCAAGATGTAATCGATGCCGCAAAAGAAATGTATGCCTTTGTGTCCGCAAAAGAGTAGACAATAGCAATTATATGTGCTATAATATAGATTAATTATGGAGATAGATTCTTGAAAGCATTTTATACTAACGTGGCACGATATGGCAATTCACTCTTGTACCGTGGTTATAATGACCACGGTATTCGTATTGAAAAGAGAATAAAATTTAAACCTACTCTATATGTTCGCAGCAAAACTAATAATGCTGTATGGAAATCTTTAGATGATTTGCCATTACAACCTGTTGATTTTGATAGCATGAGAGCCGCAAAAGAGTGGCTTGAACAATACAAAGATATGGATAATGTAAAGATATACGGCAATACAAATTATATCCAACAATTTATTGCTAATGAATTTCCTAAAGATATTTCATTTGATAGAAAAACTGTAAATGTCGCAAACCTTGATATTGAAGTCGCTTCTGACGATGGCTTTCCAGAACCAGATACAGCAGACTACCCAGTCATTTCAATTTGTTTGAAAAGTTCTAAGAGTGAAATTTATCACGTTTGGGGTCTTGGTGAATACGATGCTGATACCCGTGAGAACCAAAGTCTATTGGTACAATATCGTAAATGTGAAAGTGAGGTTGAACTACTCGCTAAGTTTATTGAGTATTGGAAAAAGAATACTCCTGATGTAATTACTGGCTGGTACATTAAACATTTTGATATGCCATATCTAATCAACAGAGTAACAAAACTGGCTGGTACTGAGGTAGCTAACAAGTTTTCTCCTTGGGGTCTCATCAGTGAAAGAAAAGTTACTATTGCTGGTCGTGTAAATAAGAGCTATGAAATCACTGGTATTTCTCAGCTAGATTATCTTGATTTGTTTAAGAAGTTCGGCTATTCGTATGGCAATCAAGCATCATATAAGCTAGATCACATTGCTAATGTTGTTCTTGGCGAAAAGAAATTATCTTATGAGGAACATGGCAATCTTCATACATTATATAAAAACGATCATCAGTTGTTTATTGATTACAACATTAAAGACGTTTGGTTAGTCGATAAGATTGACGAAAAGATGGATCTGATTACACTTGCCTTAACTATGGCATATCGCGGCGGCGTAAACTATGATACAACTTTAGGTACAACCGCTATATGGGATTCGATTATTCACCGAGAACTAAATCAGCAGAGTATTGTTGTCCCTCCAAAAGATGATAAAAGAAAAACTCCTTATCCTGGAGGTTATGTTAAAGAACCTCAAGTCGGCGCCCATGATTGGGTTGTTTCTTTTGATTTGAATTCTCTATATCCTAATCTTATTGTCCAATACAATATGTCTCCCGAAACTTTGATTGTCGATTTCGATGAACGCCACACAGACGGCGTCGATCACTATATGGTAAATAAGCCCACAATCAACAAAGATTTGTCTATTGCTGCTAACGGTGCAACTTTCAGTAAAGAAAAGCAGGGCATACTGCCAAAACTTATTTCAGATTACATGTTGGAACGAAAGACTACCAAGAAAGCAATGCTTGCTGCAATGCAGAAAAATCAAGATAATCCAACGGAATCACTCAGTAAAGAAATCAATCAACTTGAAAATCGCCAGATGGCTATTAAAATTCTGTTGAACTCTTTATATGGCGCCATTGGCAATCAACACTTTCGTTATTTTGATCAGCGCGTGGCCGAGGGTATTACTCTATCAGGTCAGTTAGCTATTCGCTGGGCTGAACGTGCCATAAATTCTGAGATGAATAAGATTCTTAAAACAAACGATTTTGATTATGTTATTGCTATGGACACAGACTCACTCTATATCAACTTTGGACCGTTGATCAAATCTCTTAATCCAGATGATCCTGTGAAAGCACTTGATAAGATTTGTGCAAGCCATTTTGAAAAAGTATTAGAGACTGCATATAATAATCTACATGTTCAAATGAACTCATATGACAATCGGATGATTATGGAACGTGAAGCGATTGCGGATCGTGGTATCTGGATGGCAAAGAAACGTTATATCTTGAATGTGCATAATAATGAAGGTGTTCAATATAAAGAACCCAAGTTGAAAATTATGGGCATTGAAGCTGTAAAGTCTAGTACACCTCAAGTTGTTCGTGATAAATTCATGCAAGTTTTTAAAATTATTATTACTGGATCGGAAGAAGAAACTCGCAAGTTTATCATGGACTTTAAGACTGAATTCAAAGGTCTGCCTGCTGAAGCAGTATCCTTTCCACGCGGATGCAGTAAAGTAAAAGAATATTCGGATCGTAAAATGATCTATAAGAAAGGTACTCCAATTCATGTTCGCGGCGCATTGCTTTATAATCATCAGATAAAAGATAAGGCACTTGGTAAGAAATATAGCACTATTCAAAATGGAGAAAAAGTTCTGTTTACTTATCTAAAAATGCCTAATCCAATTCGAGAAAATGTGATCGCTTTTCCTGATTATATTCCTCCTGAGATGAATTTGACGAAATATGTTGATTATGATCTACAGTTTTCTAAGACTTTTCTTGATCCGATTGAACCTATCTTAGATGCTGTTGGATGGTCTGTTGAAGAAAAGGCAACCTTAGAAGCTTTTTTTGGTTGACAAGTATGTTTGTTTATGCTATATTATAAGAGTAAAGAGAATCATACAATTCATATGAAAGAAAATCAGATGAAACTGAAGATGAAACTGCCTCGCGTCAAAGCCGCACATAAGAATTTACGAAAGTACCAAAACAAGTACATAGTAAATCCTATACTAAAAGAAATTCGGAAAAACCAGTTAGATGGGGAAGTTATAGGTGAAGTACACGCGCAAAATATGGTGACCTTGCAGAACATAAAGAAAATAAATGTTATTACATCTGGCACAGGATCTGGTAAAACTCACACTTTATTAAATGTTGTAATCCCTACAATATTCAAAGATGATTTAGCAGATATCGTAATTTTTACTTGTCCAAATGATGCAGCTTTAGTAGATGCAGGGGAACAAGTGTCAAAATGGGTTGATGATAAAGATGCCTTAATTGTAGACAAAAGTTTTACTGGTGCTGCCTATAATAAGCGTACTTTTACTGCGGGTCCAACTATTCTTATAGTACACCCTACTGCAATATCAACAAATGCAGATTTATTCGCCGAACTAGGTGAAAGCCAGCGCATTGTCATAGTATGTGATGAAGGTCATATTGGGTTACAATGTAGAGATGCTGAGGAAGCCACAGAGGGTATGGGCTATAGACATGCAGATCCATACCCCGGCGAGTGGATTAATTCAATACTGAAAATTCCTTTTGTTGCTTGTTTTACATTTTCAGCTACTCCTAGAATTACTGTGGCTAATTCCGACTGGCAGAAGCTATTTTCTACTTGCCCTAAAGAAGAAACTTTAGATTATCATGGTGTAAATCGCGGAGTCGTTTTCTATGATTTAGTGGATTATGAAAAGACTGTTGAGAAAATGGTTGAAGAAAATGCCAGAGAACATGAAGAAATGAAAGATATTCATGTAAAATATGGATTACCAATTAGTAAACCAATCATAGGAATTCAAGGAACTCCTGAAAATGTCAATTTCGGTGCGGCATCTTCCCTAACGATATGGAAGCATCTTACAGGTCGTAAAAATAAGTATGGTTTGGCAAAAGGCAGTGTTGCTATTGCAATTAGTAGCGATAAAGAAGTAAGTGGTTTTACTATGAGTGAAACTGCAAGAGAGTTCGGAACGGATGGTAAAACAAAAGCAATAGATATTTTTGACGGAGTATCAGACAAAACAAAGAGTCCTTATATTCTTATTGCCACAAAACTACTAGATAATGCAGTAAATATTCCGAGTATAAAGATTCTTATGTCTACACAGACAAGGTCAAGTATTATAGATTTAAACGTCACTGCTGGTGTTGAACAATTCTGCGGTCGTGCAAATCGTTTTCCTACCGTTCAAGGCATTTCTAATATTAAAGAAGCTGTTGCAAGAAAGTTGAAAGCTATCAAAGACGGAGTTCCAAAAGAAATTGCAGAATACTGGTTTAAAGTTACCTTTGGATATACCCTTGTTTTGCCAGATAGTCCTCAAAATCGTGCTGGCATCAAAGCATTTTTTGAGAACCAGACAATAAATGAAGACGAATGGAATGAACGCCTGAATAAAATAGAATATGATTTAAGGTCAAAGGGACAGCAAGTACTTGATCGGATCAAAGATTCTTTAAACGCTGTATTTAATGTTACTGATGATAAAGAAAAAGGCACAAAACAATGGAGTGGAATTAAATCGCCTTGGGCACAGCCGGGCGATCTAAGTTACAAAAACGAAAAGGGCTGCTTATGTGAAAAATGTCCAAGGGATGAAAATGGTGTGCCTCAATGTGCTGCAACATTTCATGCTCTTGGTTACACAGAGGAAGAATATCGTGAATCTTTAGATGTAAATCACAAAAATGGAGACCACACTGATAACCGTCCTGAAAATCTTGAAACTTTATGTGCTAACATGCACCGGGCAATAACTAAGAGGGAGAAGCATTCCACAAACCTTAAGTACCGTGATAATGTTGTTGGTATTGCTTGACAAATCTGCTAAAATGTGATATAGTAATGCTATATTATAATAGTAAGAAGATGCAAGAATGATATTAGGAATATACTAATGGATTCAATTTATTAAGGATAGAGTATGGCAAAATGGGAATTGGACAAATGTATGGTAGCGGAAACTTCAGACCAACGTTCTGCAACTACACAAAAACTACACGTTGCAGCACTAGTTAATAAGATTACTGACTGGCACGAAGATCGAAACCTAATAGAAGGTTCTACCGATAAAGATCAAGTTTTGAAGCTGATGCAAGAGTTGGGCGAGTTGTCTGATAGTGTATGCAAAGGTAATGATATTCGTGATGATCTTGGTGATATGATGGTAGTAATGATCAATATTATGAAACGAAATGATGTGACCATGAACGATTGTTTAACTGTTGCTTATAATGATATCAAGGATCGTAAAGGTCGTATGATTGATGGCATCTTTGTAAAGGAAGCGGATCTGTAAGTGTATAGTCTCACTATATTCAAAAATCTTTATGATAATAAAACCCACCGTAGGATGAATTTCTCGCGGTGGGAAACCTTTAGTAATTTTTTGTATAAATTATCAGAGATGCAAAAAGAAGGTAAACATGATGCACAACTTATATCCCCAGCTACTTATCTATCTGACACAACTAGGTCCAATAAGGCAGTTGATTCTTGGGGATCTTGGGCTGCTGTTGATGTTGATGATCATGAGTTTAAAGGAAATCTAGAAAGTGAGTTACATTCTAGGTTTGGTAATTTTACTTACATTTGTTATAGTACTGCTAGTAGTTCGATTGATCATCCAAAATTTAGACTTGTATTTCCACTTAGTGCTGAGGTTGAAGCTATTAAAATCAGACATTTTTGGTTTGCACTCAACAAAGAACTCGGTGAAATTGGAGACGGACAAACTAAAGATTTATCTAGAATGTATTACATTCCTGCTAATTATGCTAATTCTCACAACTTCATATTCAACAATACTGGTAGTGATGTTAATCCTGATAAATTGATAGCGAAGCACCCTTACAAAGAAAAAGTAGGCAGCACATTTTTAGATAGACTGCCAAAGAATACTGTAGAAAAACTAATACAGTATAGAAAAGATAAGCAGACTAATACTAGCTATCGTTGGAGTGGCTATAGAGATTGTCCATTTGTCAATAAAAAGCATGTTAAAGAATGGTTCGATATCTCAGGCATAGATAACAGTGGAAGATACGCAATGATCTATAAGATTATGGTTTCTACTGCTATGAACGCTATCAAGAGAGAGTATCCTATAACCGCATTTGAAATAGAACAATTAATTAGAGAATTAGATAATGAAAGTTCTAGAAGATATGAAAAGCGCCCATTGAATGTGGAAGCTGATAGAGCCATAGAATACGCATATAGAAATGTATAAGGAGATTTAAATGACTTTTATTGCAGCAATGGATAACTCTGGCGGAAGTGCTGGTCAAGTATTAGATATATATGGTCAACAATGGACCGAAGATGATAAGATGGAAAAGGTAAATCAGTTTAGATTGAGAATGGTTTCCGATCCTAGTTTT